GGCAGAGCGAGTTTATACTCATCTCAGGAGTCGGGGAGGTCAACTGACTCACCCGGCCGGCAGTTTATAGTGATTTCGCTAGCACTTCCATCCAACAGGGTCCACACGAAGAGGACATTTCTGTTCTCACCGGTTCCCCGAAGGAGGGGAGGATTTCTCTATCCCGCGCTCCCACGCGGTTGCAAAAGGGTACAAGTCCTCTCGAACTCGATCTTCGTTTCCAAACGCACACGATCGAAAACCCTTTGCCGCTGACATTGCGGGTCAGCCTTCCGGTGTACTTATATTCCGCGCATGCACGCGGTCAATGTTTATCCTCATGATGAGGGCGACCTTATTTATAGACTACATCCACACTAGTCTTGAACAACCACCACCAAACCCAACTCAGACAGGGCCTGTGTTGGGCCAAGCACTGGAGCAATCCAACAACTCAGTAACGATGCATTGAGCAACGCTAGCAGAAGAAGGAACGACGGCACTCGCATAGGTGATCGTCGCGGATGGCCCCGTGACCATGATGGTGACAACATTAGTCATCACCACGGCGCTTGTCGTACCCGAACCGGGGGAAAGATACACTCCAGCCGATGAAGGCGGGGAGAGTGTCGGAACCGCACAGTTGGAGTACGTGATGGTGGGCTGAGTGATCGTAGTTGCCGAACCCTGCCAATACCAGGACACCTCAAACGAGCCACTTCGCACGTAGCTCGGGAAGTTGATCACGGTGGCACCGCCAACGGTAGTAACCGTCAAGGCAAGCGAACCGTACCGAGGAATGGTCCCAAGAGTGCCGAGCAGCGTAGCTGCAGCGACAGTACCGGTACCTTTGGTCAGTGCGGTGCTCAAGATAGGACCACCAGCCCCGAAGTTGTTGTCCTTCTTGTAAAGGACCACATCATACGAGGCCCAGACTTGGCCAACCGTGGTCGCGCCCGCGGCTGGAGAGCCAGCGGTCGCAACCTGAAAGTTGCCCCAGTCAAAGTCCATCAAAGTGCCACCAGAGGGAATGGCTCCAAGACGCGTGTAAAGCGTCCTAGGGCCACGTTCGGATCGATCACACTCAACGCCCATGAACAAGTCAGAGGCGGAGCGGGTGGAACAAGCACCCTCAGCATTCTGAAGCTGGATCATGTTACCATAGGAGGGGTCCAGGGGGTCGTAATCAACGGCCATGGCAACAGCTCCCAAAGCCTGGGAGGTACCACCGCCATACGACGCACTGGTGGAGACAAACTCAAACACCAGCCCCAAGAACTCATACTCCTCCCACGAGTTCGCAATGGTCGACAACCACGGAAATGTCCCTGCGAGACCGGGATTTATGGGATAGGAGCTGTTGGTGAACACCCCAGCAGCGCCAGTTACGACGTCGCCGAGATACTCCCGCTCAACCACCCGGACCCCATGCCGGCCACTTTTCGAGAAGTACGGAACCATCGATCCGGCGATCTTCGAGTCGGGGGGCAGTTTCCCACCCATCAACGAGTTCACCCGAACCGTGTAGTCACCGTGCCCCAACAGCGAAGCGACCGCACCACCAACTCGCGTCCCAGCAATCGGGAGCCCAACCATGCCACCCAAGGCAGAGCCAGTCTTCTCAAAAGCTCGGCGAGTCTTCACAGCATCCCGAAGGGCCTTGACGTCCTTCCTCAACTCAGCGACCGCGACATCCGGCGAGTAGCCCCCAAGAGGCTCCCCATCGGAGATTTCATAGTCACCGCGACCCTTCAAGCCGCGGGCGCGGCCGCCGGGCGCTCTCTTCTTGGCACCTCGATTGCGACGACGTGCCATTTCTGGTACGCGTAGAAGCAAAGGTGCAGGATAGCGACGATGAGGCCAAGGATGCCGATAGCAACCAAGGGATCCGTGGAAAGGGTCTAGTTTTGTTTTCCCGAGTGACAATCTCGGTTAATTTCTATCAGAAGAAATTAGGCCCGCCCGACAGAGCCTACAAAGAACTGCTGCCACACTCACTTCAACCAATTCTCCTCAGCCCACTCAAGCGTCGGCATGAGCATCGGGCTGGCACGCATTTCATATGCGTACTGGCGGAGAAGAAGTCGATCGGGCGAGTGCCCCAAAAGGCGGTAGAACGTCTTCGCCCAATTGAGGGGAATCGCTTGGCCCTGCTCCGTAAAGTGGTGCGAGCAGAACTCATACAAAACCCCATCAGGCAACTCAGCAACCTCCATCTCGTGGCCGAACTCCTTGTAATTCCCTTGCGGGTCAAACAGGCCATTCAACCACTGCTCAAGGGCATCATCTCCCATGGCGCAACACCATTCAGCGCCGGCAAGATAAGCCAACAGCACGCGGATTTTCGAATTCCGACACGCCGTCATCCGAGAACCAGTTTCCTGGATCCCGGGCTCAACTTGCTCGAAGAGATGCCCCGTGGAGAGCTGAAACACCTTCCGGCAGGTGGCGACCACGGAAGCACGGATGAGTCTCGCCAAGTCAGAGTCCTCACGAACTCGATACTGACGAATCTCCACGGACGCTGCCGCATCCATCGACCACTCCGACACATGAAAGTCGAAGGCTTTCGCGTCCGAGCTAAGAACTTTCCCTTTCGGTACTCCGCCCTGCAGCTCAAGGATACTTTGGTCGTCCAATCCCATGCCCGGCTTGCTGGGGAGAGTCGCCCAATCATCGACCTCGGCATTAGCCAAGGCCTCAAGGGCAATTCGATCCACCAAAATGTCGGAGAGTCCAGAATTCATGATCAAGCGATACCGACCAACGGCGAGCTTACGCAAGCTATGGGGCTCCTTCTTGATGAACACTCGGACTACAGCTCGATAGCTGCACTTCGCCAATTGCGACGGCGTCATCGCACGGGCCTCATCCAAGCTCAGTCGTAACCGAGCAAGGAGAGACTCCCGCACAACTTCGCACAGTTGCTGTGGGTACTTCTCCAACACATGACCAACCGTGGCACAACCGAGCTGAACCCATGGGAATCCCGGGGACGTATCAAGGCGCGAGGTTTCCCTCACGAACGCAATCAACATCTCATCCGAAAACTCCTTCAAGGCCCCCTCAGGGGTCCACCACCTGCTGTCCGGCGCCACTACCGGGTACAGCTTCGCGACTCTCTCAATCGCGGCCTCCAAGCCTAAAGGAGGTCTTGTCCCCCGCCCATCCGCCCCAAGTGGCATGTGCACCTGGAGGGACTTCAGCTGGGCGGCGCCGTTCCTGGGGGGGAAACGGTAACCGGCGACTTCGGGGAAGGCTTCACCTGCAGCTTCTTGAGCGCGCGTTTGCGCTTGCTCTTTGCCTTGGTGGGTGCGTCCTTGGACCCAACCTGCTGGTCGGGTGTGGGGGACGTCTTCGGGGGTGAGGCCGCTCCCACTGAAGCTTTCGCTCCAGCGGAGTCCAGCACGATCGTTAAGACGTGCGAGGTAACTCCAGACTCCACCGTTCGCACGGGAATCGAGGGCTCCTCCTTGCTCGCCACCTCCACCGCTTTCGCGAGGGGCGGCGTTTCCGTCTTCTTGATCACCGGTTGCGCGACGATCTCCTCGACCGTCCGCTTTCGGATCACCTCCGTCTTGCCCTTCGGAGCGTCGGGGCCTTCCGACGCCAGGACAAAATCCGCGTGCTCCTGCACAGCTTCCATGTCCCGGCGAAAGTTGCCGGTGTTGTACTTTGTGTACTGCTCCGGCTCCTCCCGCTCCTTCCTCCCCTGAGCACGCGCAAAGCGGTGCTCCGACTTCGATGTGCGAATCAGCACCTCCGAATCTGACTCAAGATCTTGATAGATCGAGTCATCCGCGTCCTGGTCGGCGCGCTCCTTCTCGAGCGCCTCCCATTCCATTTCGCGCAAACGGCGCCTCTCCTTCGCTTTCGGGCTTTCCTGCTTGCGCTGGTACCCGAGAACAATGGCGAGCGTCATCGTCGGAATCATGAGGTTGTTGGCGACTTTGCGCCCGTTGACAACCTCTGAAAATGTGCTGGTGTGCAACCCAACCACGTGACCACTCCTGTTCACGACGAACGCACCGGAATCTCCAGGCTCCGTCGAAACGGTGTGGTACTGCTCGGGCCCATGCCATCGATTCACCACTTTGCCCCAAGCAACGGTAAGATCGCGACCGTCGAAACCCTCGACGCCGACGAAATCTTCGTCGGAAGAGATGTCTCCGAGGCGCGCGGATGTAACTCCGTACGCCTCAAAGAAACCCGCCGGGGGCCTCAGCACGACCAGATCCTCGCCCTTTCGAGCGAGTTTCCAATCGGCAATGTTCATCTCCGCGCGCTTGCCGCTGCCAGCCGCCCACACTCCAACCTTTGGGATGAGGCGACAGGCATCGTAGCCATGCATGGTGGTGAGGACATAGTCCCCAACTCGGCCCCATCTGCCGATGATCTCGTTTTGCGGGGTGAAAAACGCGCCCGAATGGGCGTGCATCTTCCCCAACGTTTCTCGCGCACTGTATGGCATAACAGCCTCCAATGAGCGACCCGTAATGAGATCGGCGATGGTGCTTGGTTCTTCCTCCAACCACTCGATGAGGTACTCTCCGGTACAGTCCATGTAGACCTTCCGCATGAGTCCCGTCTTCGGGTCCTTCTGGTAGAGGGCAGCTTGGCGCGTCACTTGCACGCGCTTTCGCTTCAGGGTGTCAAGTTGAGCCGCCGTCACTGCCAACTTCGCAACCGACGCCACGTGCCAAACGCGCAACAACCCGCGCGGAATCCCCACCAGGGACAGCACGAGAAGATACGCCAATGACACAAGGGGCCAAAAGTCGTTTGTGAAAACGACAGAATACCCCGTGACTCGCCAGATGACTTGAACAGCGTCCGCCTTGATGGCGTCGCGATCCCGGCCAAATAGCTTTGGTTCGACGTGGGCCCAGAAAGAAATCTCCGGGCGAACCTCCCTCGACAGGAGGACCACAAGCGTGATGGTCAGCGCCACGATGGCGCTCAGCTTGACATCTCGCGCCATTGCTAGCACGAGCCTGTTGATGACATGGCCCACGAGAAAGAAGGTCGTGA